ACAATGAAAACACTAAAGCTTTTATAGCTTTTAACTCACGTAGTAATAAGTTAATAATATGTTTTAGAGGAACTCCTCAACTAAACTTAAAGGCTATTATATCGTATATAAGTACTATACATAAAAAAGTAACTTATAACGGTTCTATACATAAAAGATTTTACGAAGCATATAAAGCAGTAGAAAAAGATATGCGTGAGTACATAAATAATCTGCCTGTTAACAGCGATACTAGTATTATGTGTACAGGCCATTCTCTAGGAGCGGCTATAGCTACTATTGCGTCTAGAGAGTTAGGTGCTGTAGAGCTATACACATTTGGTTCTCCTAGAGTAGGTAATAAAACCTATGTAGAGTACTTATGTGATAGCAATATTATGCACTATAGGTACGTAAATAATAATGATATAATTACTGTACTTCCTTTTGCTATATTAGGCTACAGACACTTTGGTGATGCCATATATTTTAATAATTATGGGTATGTAAGAAACCAGAGCTTGTGGCAAACTATAAAAGATAGGCTCAGAGGAATCATACGCTTTTTATACAAAAAAGAAGCTTACGACAGCTTGTTTGATCATAAGCTAAAAAAATATATAGAAAACTTAAAAAAAGAATGTTAGTACACAGAGCAATAACTAGCTGTCCAATATGCAACACTCAAGAAGAAGTATGGTTCTATAAAAGTGATATATCGCCTGTTAGCTTTATAGAATGTAATACTTGTAAGACAGTATTTGAAGCAGATCAGTACATATCTAATCTTATTGAGCTATATCAAAATGTTACTGTTTCTACTGCCGCAGAGCAATTTACAGCAACATAATCCTTGCTATATAGTAGTTTGTTTGTTATAAATAATTATATTCAAGGAGTATATAAATGGCAAAACGTAGAAACACCCGAGATAAATATGTATCTAAAGGAGAACGTCGTTCTTCTATGAGTACCCGCACTAAATGCGTAGCAGCTAAAACTATTAATCAACAAGCTGCGCATCTTGCTGGTAAACGAGTAATGATTACTATCCCTAACCCAAATAAAAACGAAACTAATAAGCGTTTTATTAGGGTTCCTGCAAGCACTGTATGGAAAGACCCTAAAAACCTTGCTAGTTATAGAATGTAAGATAGCAGCAGCGGTAAGTTACCGCTGCTTATTTTTTAAGAGAGTATTACATGCCTTGGAAAGATTACGACCCTAAAATAGCTATGCCAACAGTTTATCAAGAATTATCTGAGTGGGGAGAAGATATACCTACTACAGATACTTATGCTTATAGCTTTTACGGAAAAAGCTTTAATTGGGTGTATAATAAGCTGAAAGTATGCGAAAGTCAATCTTTGCCTTGCGGGCCTGTAGGCACTACTCCAACTCATTTTCCTGTAATAATAAAACCCATAATTAATTTATATGGTGGAGGTAATAAAGCTACTATAGCACATACGCCTGCCCAGTATGAAGCGATACAAGAAGGAGGCTTATTCTGGTCTCCTTTTCAAATTGGAGAGCATTATTCTGTAGATTTAATTGTGTTAGAAGGAGAAGTTCAGACTACTTTTTGGTTTAGAGGAGAAAAGCTACAATTAGGTATGTTTGATTATTGGGAGCTTAGCTATTATTACCCCTTTGACTTAGAATCTTATGTAATTGATTGGGTGCAGACTCATCTGTATAACTACACAGGTTGCGTAAATTTAGAGGTTATAGGCAACGTTATCACAGAAGTACACCTACGTATGGGCGATATTGATAGATTTGGTTCTCAACCTCTAATGGAAGCCGTTCATATCTTGTATAATGCTAAAACTTGGCCTATTATAGATTTAGAGATTCCAGAAACTTTTTATATAGCAGCGCTGTTCGGACAAAAAAATACTAAATTCTCATTAAACAATAGCTTAGCTGAGCAGATATTTAAGCATTTAACCTATTTTCAGTTAGATGACTTAGATAATACGGATAGTAATCCGTCAAGCGGTAACCGTTTAGCAATATTTTGTGATAGTAGTTTTGATACAGTATTCGAAGCAAGAAACATTGCTATAGCACTGTTAAAACCTGATGTAGATGGAAAATATACTGACTGTTTAACTAACTTTAAGGACTTACGTATATGAAACGTGAATTGACTAAGAAAGAACGGCTTCGTCGCGAGCACAATGCTTGGTTGCAAAGTATGGGTATTAGTGGCGGGCGGCCTCGTAAACCAAAAGGCATTTATTCTATGCCTGATCTATCTGTTAAACAAACACATAAAACATCAGACGCTGTGGGAAATGGGTATGTAAAACGTCAACACAAATATACAGGTGATAATAACATTTGTGTAGGGCAAGCATATAATAAAGGTAATTATGTAGTTTTGTCAGAAAAAGAAGCAAAAGACCCAGCAACAGGAAAGCGAAGAACATGAAAAGTATTGATAAAGCTAGTGTAAATAAATATGCTATTAACTATGCTAATACTGTAAGAGATTGGGCTATTTCTAATATTTATAGCGACTTTACTCTTCAAGTTCGTCTAGATTGGAGTGATAAACGTCGTTGTTCACGGGGCGGTATGTATGCTGATGGTCCAGGTATTAACATGGCTATGAAGCAAGCATATAATAATTGCAAAGGGGAGACATATAGGTTTATGGAATATGCATCTTTTGATGCAGATAAGAATATTGGAGGTTTTTACTCTATTGACCCTTATCACAAACTAGAAGCTATTCTTCTACACGAAATTGCCCATGCTCTACAGTTTTTTTCTTATGGTAAAAATGGTGTTCGTTGCAAGCCTCACGGGCCCGTATTTAAAAACTTTTATAAGCGGCTGCGTTGTGAGTTTCTCAACCATAAGCTGCCTGAGCAAGCTACTCTTAAAAAAGACTATGACGAGTATGTAAGTAAACTCAATAGAGGTGTAGAGCATGTTTTAAAAGACATACTAAATAGGGCAGCCGCAAGTAAATAACCCTTGCTTATAGCCGATATTAAGTGTTAGTATATATTATAAGCATGGAGAAAGTTATGTCCTCATATCTACTGAGAAAGGTTAAATATGATTACGAAATTGCTAAATTCGAAGATTATGCAGAACCTGTATCTGTTTACTCTATACGTGCCGGAAAGTGCTCCTGCCCTTCTCGTTACAAAGCTTGTAAGCATTTATCCGTTTTAAAGGCGTGGCAAGCAGCAGGAGAACTCCCAGGCGAAGTATATAACGATTCTGGCAAGCTGATAAGTAGTATTTTAAAATAAAAATAAGCTTGCCATATGCTGTTTTATACATTATATTGATATAAGAGATGCAGAATTACTGGTCTCTTAAATATCTTGCTTGAATAGGAGATAAAAATGATAGGCAAAGAAACACTATTTCCACGTTCTTCGTTCGTTGGATTCGATCATCTACTAAATGAATTAGATCACGTAGCAAAACACGCTAATGATCACTACCCTCCTCACAATATTATTAAAACTGGTGATACAGACTATCTCATTGAGTTGGCTGTAGCAGGCTTTACTCGTGATGAGCTTAGCATTGAGGTAAAAGATCGTACTCTTACAGTTATTGGAGAACATGTATCAAAAGGTCGCGAGTATATTCACCGTGGTATTTCCACCAAGAAATTCAAACGCACCTTTAGGCTGTCTGAACACGTACACGTACACGGAGCAGATCTAGTAGACGGCATACTAGCAGTTAAGCTGAAGTATGTTGTTCCCGAAGAAATGCGTCCTCGTAAAATTTCTATTGGACATTACGAGGAGAATAATAATGAGACAATCAGTACTAACACTCGCTGACTATCTAAAACCTGCTTTAGAGTTTTTACTTTACGCATTTAAACGATTTTTTACTTTAATCGGGTTACTTGCAAAAGCGTTTATAGATGCAAGGCAAAAACAAACAAACTATAATATTGCTTTGCAGCTATGGAAAACAGAGTATAGAAAAGAAAGCTTTGACACTGTGCTCGCCGCAGTTAACAGAGGAGACTTAAATGCTCTTAGAGACTCTTAAAGCTGTATATAAGGCTATACGCCCAAAAACTAGACGAGAGCTGGAAGAGGACTATCTGTCTGAGTCTAAAGACTTAACAGACCTTGAAAGACGTATTAAGAAGCTAGAGAACAACAACCTGACAGGGTGGATTTAAATACTACTTAATGAAGCTGTTAAAGCAGCTTCATTCTTGCTTACCGCTAAATTTTAGATTATAAATAATTATAACTTTTGAAAACAGTTCTAAAACTTAGCCCCTCTGGCGAAAGGGTAGACGCATCGGACTTTTACGGCAGTTTTAATTCACTAAAAGACTGTCGCTAAAAATCCGTGGCCTTAATGGCGTCCCGGTTCGAATCCGGGGAGGGGCACCATATAACACCAAAACATAGGAATATTATGGGTAAACATATTAAGACACAAATAGACTATGACATAATTGAAAGTTTTGCTAAAGAAATTCAACTACTTGATCCGGATAACGCGGTGCTTAAGCGTTACGCAGCAATGGATAATTTTGAAGGTGCAGAACTTAGAAAATGTTTAACCAAGTGATGCTAACTGCTTTTATTATTACTTTATTACAGATTGCTCCGGCATATATATTAGCTATTACACTAGAACAATATAAAACTGTGGTTACACCTTGTTGTATTAATGACCAAAAGTAGCACCGAGTACACAGAGTTGTTTGGATTGCGTATAGCACAAGTACACGCTAAGGCATCAAATGCCTCAGCTGAAGTGCAGACTTGGCTCGCAGCCAGAATTTCAGAACTAGAAGCTAAATAAACTTTTATCTTGCATATTGCTTAAAAGTTTTATATAGTTAATATACATAGTATTTTTATTAGTGGGCGTGTCGTCTAATCGGTGAAGGCCCTCGTCTCATAAACGAGTGATTGATGAGTTCGAATCTCTCCACGCCTACCAATAAAAATATACCACAGCATAAGGCACAGCTATGATTAATATCGGTTGTTCAATTCCTCGTAGTGTTACGATTGCGTTTTCTGGAGGAGTAGACTCAGTAGCTGTTGCAGATTTTTTAAGAAGAAACCACGCTATTAAACTAGCGTTTGTGCATCATGGCACTGACGCATCACAATCAGCACTTCACACTGTAGAGCACTATGCTTCACTTTGGGGTGTGCCTGCTAGCGTTAACTATATTAAAGGTGCTAAGCAGCCGCGTCAATCACGCGAAGAGTATTGGAGAAATGAACGTTATCGCATTTTTCACTCTATTGGAGAGCCTGTAATTACTTGCCACCATCTTGATGATTGTGTAGAAACATGGATTTGGTCCTCACTTCATGGTTGTGGTAAGATTATTCCGTCTAGTAATAGGAATGTGATTCGCCCATTCCTCGCAACTCACAAAAGTGATTTTGTTAGGTGGTGTAAGCATAATGATCTAAGCTGGGCAGAAGATGCTTCAAATGACGACACTACGTACATTCGTAATCATATTAGGCACAATATGATGCCGCATGTTCTACGAGTAAACCCTGGTATTCATAAAACAATTAAGAAGAAGGTTATGCAACAATATGACTAAGCAATATGTACTTGTAACAGCTATTTCTCATTTTCGTATGCGATATTGTATACCAGTAGACGAACTGCGTGCTGAGAACCCAGAAGCAAGCGATGAACAGTTTGATCCCGTTTCGTGGGCTAATGATTGTGTTACTATGAATGAAGTAGACGAGTTTTCACAAGCGCATATTTCAGAAGATATTGTTGATAGCCGTGTTGTGAGTGAAGAAGAAATGCTACAACAGTTTGATGAAGATAATGACTATCTGAAGAGCTGGACACGTGAACAAAAAATTGACCATGTGCAGCGTTGGAAAGTAAATTTTTGATTGACTGCAGTTAAAATATGAGTTATAAATATATATGTTGATGAAAAGCAAGACGTGGCGGCAATAACAGCGGGAGGTTTTTCAAATCAACTATTGTAGAGTTGCAGTTATTGCTTTATTGTGGCGCTCTACTAAGCCGAGTAGTGTTCTTAACCGAATCTGTTGATTTCGTGGGTAGACCTCGCCAAATCTCGGACACAGCTGCCAAAGCGTGGGGTAGTTAAATTACAGCAGCTTTAAAAGTTGTTAATAGATAAGGCGAAAAGGGTAGCTCCCCTGACTTGTGCTCACTCACAGTCTAGCCTATATTTAGTGAGAGATAATATGAGAAACAATAGTGAAAATGTTACTACGTGGCGTAAGAATTTAAAAAAAAGAGCTTTACGGTTATTTAATAATAAATGTGCTTGTTGTGGGTATGATAGTTGTGCTGCCGCCTTAGAATTTCATCATCTAGAGCCAGAACATAAAGATTTTTCTATCAGCAAAGTTTATAGTGAGCCTAGGTCTTGGTCTGAAATAGTTAAAGAGCTAGAAAAGTGTGTATTGGTATGTGCTAATTGTCACAGAGAAATACATTATGGGCAGAGGGTTGTTGAAAATAAAGTCTATATAAACTATGATTATGTAGATTATAAATTATATGAAAACGATAAGTATCATAAATGTTTCTGCGGTAAAATAATACATAAGAAATTTAATTATTGTTCTACACATTGTAGTAGTAAAAATAAACGTAAAATAGACTGGGATAAAGAAAAGACTAATCTACTTACATTAATTGATAAAGATAAGAAGTCTTATGTTACAGTAAGTAAACTATATAATGTATCTGATAAAACTATAAGAAAATGGTATCTAAAATTTAGTCAATAATATTCTGGCGTGCCCCGAATGGTAAGGGAGCTGGCTGTTAACCAGTAGCTGAAAGGCCTTGCAGGTTCGAGTCCTGCCGCCAGAGCCAAATATAGGTATCAATTATTCAATAGAATTGATGTATTGATTAAATTGTCAGACTGCGGAAAGCAGAAAGATCGAAGCCACTGCAAGCGGAATAACACGGCAGCCTCATTGTGTAGTAACGGTGCCGCTTGTATTTGAATACGTCTGAGTGTTAGTAAGTGAACGTGCAGAGGAGTTGCTCCCTCGATAGAAGCGGTGAGATATGCGATCAAATCCGTCTAGTAACTGCAATAACGGACCCAAAGAGTTTTTAACTCACAACCATAGGCGCCAAAATATATGGATAATGCTGTTGATGTTGTGGCAACAGGCTCAGAC